ACGGTGTTTCGCTGCCTCTCGGTTGTGAAGCACTTGGCGTTGATAATCGCCGCGTTCTCAATCGTGCCATTCATCCAACCTTTTGGGAACGGATTAAAGACGTTGCACTTCCTGAAGATGACCCCCGCTTGGTCGATGGCTTCTTTTATGGTGTCGGCGATGGTGCAACCACGTTCACGCTGCCAGCTTCAAAAGGGCAGTTTGTTGCCTCTCTTGGTGGAGATCGAGCCGCTCAAGGCGAGTTTCAGGCAGATGGCGTAAAGCAGGGTGATGTTAAATTTGGACATACATCCGCTTATATAGATGGCTCAGGAAACAACTTTCCCGATGGTGGTGTAGCTAAACCGATTATTGAAGGAGGTGGGCATACAACACCGGCAGCAAAGTTGCCGATACTCATATGGGCGTCTTTGGAGATGCATCCGATACCCGTCCGATAAACTGGGCGCTTCCGGTTTGCATCGTGATGGCAACGGGTGTTGATGATGAAGCTTTCTTGAACGCTTTGGCAGTCAGTCAACAGGTCTCGGCTAACGCCAGTAAAATTGCAGTCAATGAGAGCAAGATTGCTGAACTTTCTTATTTTGAAAGCAGTGAGGTCTCTGTTCCCAACAAGCTCACCCTGATCGCTCATGGACTAGGCACAACACCTTCAAGAGTTGAGGCATATCTGATTTGCAAAGCAGCTGATGGGCCTTTTTCGCAAGGGTCTGTTGTGCCGTGGGAGTTCGTAAATCACGAGGACCGTGCCGGTCTTTATGCTGACAATCTCTATTTGCGTCTGACCAGTGATGGGCAAATGGGTGTGAAAGGGGTGAACTCGACCAATCTTCTTTATCACGTGATCAATAACAGCAAATGGAAGATCAAGGTCTTCGCAAAGGTTTAGGTAGGATGGCAGGAGAGATTAAAGAACGGTTTTATGTCGATGAGAAAGGCTGTTTTAACAGTGCGTGGGTCGGTGCATCACCTCCTCAAGACCTTTCCCTGGTAGAGGTGCCTGTTCCACCGCCAACAAGCAGCGGGAACTGGATTTATAAACTAGGGGCTTGGCACGAAGTTCTTCCGGTTCCTACGGTTGAAGATGTGAAAGCAGAGTGCTTGCGGCGCCGTAAACTGATGGTTGGCTTGCCGGCCTCCGCCGCAATCACTGATCTGGATTACAAGATCATCTCGGCAAACTCGGAGGCTGTCTTTTACATCGACAAACAGCAACGTGGAGAGGCTCTAACTCAAGAGGAAGCTACTCGGGCAGATCACTTGCGCACATTGCAAAAACAACTGGCTGACGTTGTGGTGCGTTCTAATGCTATCCAGGCGGAGTTGGCAAACAAGCCTGACCTGGATGTTTGCTTGGATGCTGTCTGGAACACCAGCAAAACCCTGCCAGAGGCACTGGCTGAACTGACCTAGCCAACCCTTAAACCTTTAAGACTTAACCCACCCGCGCGGCTGAGCCGGAGCGGGTTTTTTCATGGAGAACTAGGATGAGCGAACCCGTTGCCGGCGTCAAAAGCCTCTGGGATCATTCAGGGGAAATTCGCCCGACACAACCGGAAGACTTTTCGACCATCTTCACTGCTGGACCTGCACCTAATAAGGCCGAAGGCCTGGAGTATGGTCGCTGCTACACGGCCAGTACTTCTGATGGTGAGTTCTGGAACGCGGTGGGGGCAGGACCCGTGCAGGACCAGGCCCGTGCAGCGGCGAAGTCGTTGCGAGATGGCGATGCGGCTCACAACATGACTGTGGTGCTGACCAAGGAAGGCATGGACTCTGATCCGGTCAACAAGCGCAATGAAACCATTGCCAACATTGCGGGCGATCCGTTGACTGGAACCGGCATGTATGCGGCAAAGCTAGCCACGGCTCATAACGCCAAACCGGCACGGCTTTACACCATTGCCGGTGGCTTTTCCGGGCCTATGGCAGATGACAGTGCCAACCCTGCCGTGCAGGCCATGGCGAATGTGTGTGGAAGCATGTACGGCTTTGGCTTCTTTGAAGGGCCGAACAGCACCAAAGCTGCTGCGATTGCTGTGCGTGAGCTTTATGGCAGCCGACATCTGCACCTGATTGAAACCGGTGCCTATGATTACAACGCGGCTGGCACAGAAGTGCTATGCGGCGCTTCCGGGTACATTGCAGGCCTTCAGGCAACAGTTGATCGTCAGCACGGTGGTGTGCCTTCTCACTGTGCCGGCGCTCATGAGGTGTTGGTTTCCAAGCCAGGCCGCGAAATCGGGTTTGCCTATGATGATGGGTCCTATGAAGGTCAGCAGCTGCTTGCAGCGCAGATTGGCTTTCTGACACGCGGTGATGCCAACAATGCTTTTGCAGCTGGTCAGGGCGGCTGCATTTACATGGGCGCGCACACTTGCTCCAGTGAGCCGCTGGAGCAGTTCATCAACGTCTCGCGCATGCAGGACTATATGAGCTTTATGACCATGAAAGCCATGGTTCCATTCGTGCTCAAATACAACATGAACAGCTCCACGGTGTTGCGTTCAGCTTTGAAGACTGCAGAAAGCGTTCTGCTTGGTTTGGCCAATAACAACCATATCTATGCAAACCCTCGTGTGGAGTTCATTCCAGATTCAACCACCCCAGAAGATTGGCGCTTAGGGCACTTTAAGATCCACTCCTGGGCAGAGCCACACGCTCCATTGATGAAGGTTACGAACACGCTGCACCGCGATCGCAATGCCATCGTTATTGCTGCGCGTGAGCTTGAAGCATTTTCAAGCACCTTCTCTATTTGATCCGGCCTAACGGCTTACTTTCAACTTTTCCTTTTATTGCGGAGGCATTTATGGCCGAGAACATTCGCATCCTGAAGCGAGTGAGTGCTTCGTGTAACCTGCTGCCGGGCGATCTTTTGAAGAACACCATCGAAGAGGTGGGGTTTTCATCATTGGAAGCAGTCTACGAAGACTTTGATGGCGCCGGCCCAATGGGTCCAACTGTAGAATTTTCTACAGGCGCTTTTGAAAAGCTGAGCGTGACAATGAAGCTGCTCGGTAATCAGAGCCAGTTGCTGACAGTCTTTAACCGCCCGGCGATCTGGACCTTCAATGGTGTGGTTGAAGATGAAATCAGCGGCGAAAAAATCGGTTGGCACCTTCACTACAATGGGCGACTTGCCAAGTATGAGCCTGATGGGAAGAGCCGGAAAACACTGCACACCCATAGCCTGGCATTGAAGGGCATTATGCGGGCTGAGCAGGTCGAGAATGGTACTGAATTGCTCATGTGGGATTATGTCTCCGGTGTGTTCCGCATTCACGGCACCGATATCAATGAGCAAGAACGGCAGATCCTCGGCGGTTAAGCTGATCCTCATAAGGCTCGCAGTTTCTGCGGGCCTTTTCTTTTCTCCTACCTGAGACCCTTTAAATGAAAACCGTAGATATCGCCAAGCCGTTTGCTGTAGGTGAGCGCAAGATCGACACGCTCGTGTTTGATGAGCCAACCATGTATCAGCTGGAGCTTTTTTATGAGGCTCTTGATGCCGTGGAGGATGTGAGCAAGCTGTCTGAAGTCGACGCCAATTTGATGCTCATTGCAGTCCTTAATGAGATCACCGCACCCGATGCGACTGGCAAAGAGCGACTTGATGAAGACCTCCTGAAGCGTCACTTGAAACGCTCTGAGTACAAAGCGTGTCTCCCTTTGCTCGATGAGTTCTGGCCGGCGCGGGATGAGGAAGCTGAGGAGCTTTCCGAAAATGAGGAGGCCGGCACGCCCACTGAGGGAAAAGCAGAAAGCGCAGACTAACCCCTGCGCTGAAGTCCTGGTTTGATTTTTACTTTGAAGTTTCTCGCGTGACCGGCATGAGCCTGGCGGAGTTCCGCAGGCTCCGTTTGAGCCAGGCTGTCTATTTGGTGCAGCGCTCAAAACAGCACACTCACGAAATGCAGAGCCTGTTTGCCGGCACCAACTAAGCTAGGAGATCTCCATGTCCCGTAGAGAGGTGGAAATCAAATTAACGGTGCGCGCCGTTGATAAGTTCCTGCATCCGCTGAAGAAGATGGGGCAGGGCGGCGGCAAGGTTGCCCGCGATGTCCAGGCTGAGTTTAAAAAGCTGGAAGCGCTGCGCGGACCGGTTAAGGTTATTGAAGACTTCCGAAAAGCGGAAAGCGCAGTCAGTGCCGCCAATGCCAAATGGCAGAAGGCCTCTGACCGTGTGCGCGAGCTGAAGAAGGAACTGAAGAAAACCGAGAACCCAACAAAGCGCATGACGCGTGAGTTGGAAGCAGCGCAGCGAGCATCTAACAAAGCGTATCAGGCTTTTGCAAAAACGAGTAAAGGCCTGCAGGAAAAGAAAGCGGCCATGAAAGAGGCGGGGGTTGAAACCCGCAACCTGATCCGCAAGGAAAAGGAACTCATGAAGGCGCAGTCTGATATGCAGCGCCGCGTCGATGAGAACTGGCGGAAACACAGTGCGCGTCTCCAAAAGCAGGAGGAGGCAGCCAAGCGCCGCCAGAAACTCGACCAGGGATTGGGAAGAGCGACCGGGCTTGCGGCAACGGGTTACAGCGCCATGTACACCGGCAGGCGCGCAATGCAGTCTATGTGGAGCCCGGTGCAGGCCGCCGTGGATGCAGAAAGCGCCTTTGCAGATGTGCGCAAGGTTGTCGACTTTGATAAGGATGCCTCTGGCAATAAGCTGACACCTGAAGAAACCCAGAAGGCAGAGATCGCCTTTCAAAAGAAGATCCGGCAAATCTCGAAAGAGATCCCCATGTCGGTTGCCGAGCTTTATCAGATTGTTGCTGAAGCTGGCCAAGCCGGCATTCCCAAGGATAAGCTAATCGAGTTCACCACTCTGGCCTCTCGTGTCGGTGTGGCGTTTGATATCAGCTCTGAAGCTGCTGGCGACAGCCTTGCCGGTATTCGCACAGCGCTCGGATTGAGCATAAAGGAGACAGGCAGTTTTGCTGATGCAATCAACCATCTGTCAAACGAGATGGCCTCAACCGCGCCGGATCTGCTTGACTACTTCACGCGTATTCAGGGTGATTTTGCCAGCTTTGGTATGAGCAAAGAGCAGGCACTGGCCTTTGGCTCTGCAATGCTTGCGGTAAAGGTGCCAGCTGATGTGGCTGCCACCAGTTTCCGCAACATGGGTAAGATGCTCACGCGCGGTGCAGCTGCAACCAAAAGTCAGCGCGAAGGCCTGGCAAGCCTGGGGTTGGAAGCCAACCAAGTTGCAAAGGATATGCAAAAGGATTCCCTTGGAACCATCTTTGATGTGATGGCCCGGCTCAACAAGCTGCCAAAGGAAATGCAGGCTTCCACGCGCAGTCAGATTTTTGGTGATGAGACCCGTGGTCTAACGCCTTTGATTTCCAATTCGGAGGTGCTGGAAAAAGCGCTGAAGCTTGTCGGCAACAAGCAAAACTATGCAAACAGTGCGATGGATGAGTATGCCGTTCGTGCCAACACCTCAGCCAATAAGCTTCAGTTGTTCAACAACCAGGTTGAAGACCTGAAAATTACCTTTGGTGAGAAGTTCTTACCGCTGCTCAATGAGGCTTTGAAAAGTCTCGGCGGTATGCTGGATAAGGTCTCCAAACTGGCAGAGGAGTATCCAGGCCTGACCAAGGTCATTGGCCTTGGCGTGCTCGGGTTTGGTACGGC